TTCTGAATAGTAGTGATAGGATTGTTGTAAATCGTGTCAGATATCTTAACAAAATCATACTTATTCGGCTTATTGATGAACTGTTTAAACCCCGTAACACGGATATTTAAACCGTTTTTCAACGTGTCTATAAAAGGATGTTTCAACGTGACTATTTCGCCTGGAGCAATATGCAGGTCATTCTTAGTGAAGTAAATTTCATCGAGCGTTACATTAAACGAAAGCTTTTCGGTGTAATTTTCATCGAAATAAGCTTGCGCTTTAGCCTCTAATGCGTCCTCAGCAGCAATTATGTAACTGCTCGGCATTGTGATATTGTAAATTTTATACGTATCACCTACAACAGGTGCAAGGCCTGTTTTTGGCAAAGTAGAACCGCCCTGCTCTTGAAATTGTATAAGCTCAAACTTCTGAGTGTTATTATTAAAATTAGCCTCAAAGTCATATCCCACCAATGCGCCAGACTCGAACACTACGTGCATTGCAAGGCCGTCTATTCGCTCATCATTTGGATCAAAGTCTAAACCCGAATCTTCAAAATAATAAATACCGTTGCTGTCTTGGTTAACTGCCGAAATAGTGCCCGTGCGTGATGGGTAGATATCATCAAAAACAATAACTTCCTCAACAATATTATTATCACCGCTTTTGCTTGGATTTGGAGGATCGTAACCACTCACACTGTCGATGTAATCAATTTTCATCTTAAGCCGGGCGGCAGGGTAATCAGGCCCTAAATTCTTTTTGCCACCAAACGCATACAGCCGGGTTAACGCACGGTTGTCATTGTCTTCCTGTTCTATGCTAACCACACCTGTACCGAGGCTTAATTCCTGCAAGGGGCTTTGTTCTACTACACGCATGCGCAAGTTAATTGTGTAATTTTCGATATAAAACTCCGTATTCCACTCGCTTGCAGCGTTGCTCAGAACCTCTAAGCAGTTCTGATTGCTGATGGTAATGGTTTTAGCACCTTCATTCACCACTTGCCCCACAGACCACGTAAAGCCCTGAACTGCATTGAGATTATTAACAACGAGTTGCACCAGCTCGGCGGGTGTGCAGGTATATGGAAAATCGCTTTGAGTTAAATCACGGGCGGTATCGTAAAGAAACACCTTCACTTTCTCAAGCTCCTTATAATTATTGTAGAGCTTGAAATTGTAATGATATACTCCTTTTCGCATAACAGGCACTGGTTTGCGATAAATTGAAAATGTTTCTCCTTGCCATATTACGAAATCGCCACGCTGGAATATCACCTCCAATTTCGTGTAAAAATCTAACACAAGATAATCATCGCCCCCAACAGCCACGGTTCTGTAACTCTCATCCGTAATCTTTGCATCTAACACGATAATGTTAGTACTTGATTCATCGCGATATATGTTCATTAGCCTGTTATTTGGTCTATTTCACTTTGTGTAGGCGGATGGTCTAAGGTTACCTCATTGTATTCATAATGAACCTCATCGGTTTCTTCATCGAGCACCTGCTCAATGTTCCATCTTAAATGCCATTTTCCAAAGCCTATATTTTCAACCTCGGGAGGATAATTGTTTCTCTGCTCTGTCCTGATATTCATGATTTTTAATTTATGTGAATTGATAATATCCGTTGGTTTCAACAATCGTGGTTTTAAACGGCAATACATCTTTTGATATTTGCCTGATTGCTTCTATTAATTGATTCGCTCCTGTAAATATCACGCGCAGCTCATCTTCATATTTGATTTGCAGCTTAAGGCACTGGCTTGAGTTCTGCTCTTTAAATTTGCTTTCATTTAACTCATAATCTTTAACCTCAATCTCTTTGTTAATCACTCTGTTGATTTTGATTTTATCACCTACCATAACAGATGACTCAACCTTTACGCCTAATTCTTTAAATGTCTTCATTCCTGTTAATTTAAAATATAAATTTATACAATTTCCATACATACACCAGCCTTTATAACTGGCAATTACTTCCTTTCTTTTCTTTTGTGATGCATTTTTCAGCTTTCGGGCAAAATTCTTCTTGATGCGCTTCCGTAGCTTGGTATAGTCGTGATAAAACACATAACCCAGAAAATCAATGCCTCGACTTTCAACCGGGAACACTTGGTAGTTATCCTTTAACTTTAGATTCAAGTTGTTATTCAAATACTTCTCTATATCATACCTCAGTGTATGAAGGTATCTTTTATCATCAGATAAAATCACCATATCATCACAATATCTAAAATAATATTTTACTCCTTTTACCTCTTTAAGCCAATGGTCAAAGTAGTTTAGATAAAAGTTAGCAAAATACTGGCTCAAATAGTTACCAATTGGAACACCATCTGCACTATCTACTATCTCATCAAGAAGTTTCAATAACTTATTATCTTTAAATTTACGCCTCAGCAGCTTCTTAAGAATACTATTATCTATACTTGGGAAAAACTTATGGATATCAAGCTTCAGGCAATATTTCGTTGCCTCTTTATCTCGCAGCGCTTGCTTAACCCTTGCCACTCCATCATGAATACCTCTTCCTTTGATGCATACGTAGGTATCACGAATAAATGAATTGACAAAGATTGGCTCTAATACATTCATAATTGCATGATGGCACATTCTATCAGGATAATAAGGCAGGCGATATATGCGGCGGGTTTTACCTGCATCAGTTAACATATCAAATACATTATATTCAGAGGTACTATAGGTAGAATTGACTAATTGTTGATACAACTGATTAATGTTAGCCTCACGGTTTCTATCATGTAATTTTATACCATAGCTGTTTTTCTTACCTTTTCGAGCAATTTCATCAGCCAGACTGATATTATCCAAATCAGCTATTTTATTATATATGTTACCTACTCGTTTCATTTTTTTTGGCTTTGTAACGATGCTCTTCCTTTAAAGGTACCAAGCATCATATTTTATCGCTTTATTTTTTGCCAAGAGGCACGGTCTATGTGTTTTCGTTTCTTAAGCTAAGCTGAGAGCCGATATTCGCATTCGCATTCGAAGGCGCATTATTCGTATTCGCGTACGAAAGCCCCGCATTCGAGCCATTATTCGCATTCCCGCTACGCAGGAGCCCTCATAAACACATACCACCATTTTTTTTTCGCCCGCGCCCCGTGTTAGACTACGAGTTTGACTTGTCCGTAATAGCCAAGCCGAGAGCCGATATACGCATTCGCCCTCGAAGGCGCATAATTCGTATTCGCGCACGAAAGCCCCGCATACGAGCCATAATACGCATTCCCGCCACGCCGGAGCCCTCGGACGCCAGTAGTATCATTATTATAAAAATAATCAGTAAAGAACGTACTTGAAGAGGCTCCATTATCTGTTTCCTTTCCTAAGACTTCAAAATTACTACCTCCTACAATACTTTTCAACCATCCTTGGGTCTTGACAAATTCATAATTTCTTTTATGGTTCCCGCCGATTGTGTTTTCGTAAGAATCGTTAGGGTCATAAATAAATGCCTTAAACTTATCTCCCTCAGCAACTGTTTGCTTCCAGATGTTAATATCTTGCAGCCACTCCCACAGGTCACCGAACACACCCTCAATACCAAGGAAGCTATTTTGTTTCACTGTAATATCGCCTGACACATTAAAATCTGTTATTGTATAATCCACCTCTCCATCAGTAAGACCAAGGCTTAATGTGATTCCCGTTTGAACAAGCGGATTGTATCCATTATAATTGCTCCATTCTGAGCTTATAACAGTAGTAACTCCAGCGCCAAGTCCGCCATGATAGAACCCGTTGGCATCCTTTGTAGTAATTACAGCCTTCTGACTCAATAATGTGGCATATTTAGTCACAAAAAGCATGATGAGTGCTTGATGGGCATGATATCCAATGATACCATAATTGCTGCCCTGGTTCTGTGCCGCATTCCAAAAATCTGTTCTGTCCTGGCTGGTTCTGGGCTTGCCCAGATATCCCTTTTGCAGGTTATCATTAGTCGGATCGTTATTACCGCCCCTGAAAATTGTGGAAGTATTAATCACACTCCACAGCGTATCTGCGGGTTTGCCAAATACTGAGGTGTTATTCATAGACGCCTTGAAGCTACCGAGTGTAAATCCCGGGTGCCAGGTGAAACCCTCAACAGGGTATGGGCTTACATACAGGTTCGACTTAGTGGCAGTCACCTGCTCATTAAGGAAATAAAACGGCGGCATATGGGTAACTACATTGCCTGCACTGCCATCGGTGATACTTGGCGTGCCATCCTCATACCTTAAGCCGTTATCCTTCTGAAAGCGCTTGAGGTACCCATTCTGCAAGGTGCCCTGCACAGCCAGCTCATTCACTAAAGCGGCCTTAGCCATTTCATCATTTCCAACGCGCTCAAGGTCTGGGTTGCTTTGCGTTTCGTCGATAACAACACCATAAGCATGCGTGTCTTTATTCAGCCCCCTGTTGGCCGGATTGGGTTCTTTTAGCTTGATGTTAAGCGTTGCTGAAACCCGCTTTTGCTGCCCGATTTCGATATCTTCGAGTTGGGTGTATTGCTGAAAGTCGACCAAATAGCAATTCATCCCGGTGTCTATTTTTGAGAAGTACATGAAAAACATGCCCTTGCGCAGCAACTCCTCAAACTTGCGCTTTTTGCTTAAAAAGTCGTTAGCATTATAGGCCACCAACGCCACCGGGATTGTGATTTCACGGCTTGCTATGAGCGTGTTATTGTCAGGAAAATAGATTTCCTCACCGTCCTGGTTTTCAATCTCAATTTTTAACGGGCTTTTTACATTCACCGGGCGCATCACCTCGTTGAAGGTGCCCCGCAATGGTGTGACACCATACTCTCGATATACATCGTATCCGTCTATTAATAATTCACCTGTCATATCTTTAATTTTTAATTTTTTAGTTTTATTCCGTCATTCTCCATGCGCTTAAGGATGTTCTCAAGCTGCTCAAGTCTTGCCAGCTCATTGGTGTTCTTTTCAATCGCTGCCAGGCTCAACTGGCTTTGCGCCATGCGCTCAATAATGGTCTCAGTGGTTTCCACCAGCCTGCCTGTGTTGATGCGTACGGCAACAAAATGGCCTTCTAACACACTTGCTGTTTCTTCAGTTACCTTTTCGATGCTGCCGCCCGTATCAGCCTCCTGATTTACTCCGAAGTCTAAGCCAGTAGCCTCTTCCATCGCAGTGATATAATCACTGGCACTTGCAATGATGGCGTTATAGTCATTCTGCAAGCTCTCAATATTTTCGGCCAGCGTATCGTCTTCAACGCTGCTGCTGAAAGCTTGGTACCATTCATCAAGTTGTGATTCGAGTATCCTTATCTTAAAGCTTTCGAGTACTGCCTTTTTCATCATATCCTCAAAGTTGTCTGCAAAATCAGCGGCACTGTTGTAGCCGTTAGCGAACCCTTGCGCTATACTGTCAGCGATGCTGTCAGCTGTGGTTCCGGTCATGTTACCCATCATCGATTCAAGCGAAAATCCCGCTTCATCCATAGCGGTTTCAAGGTCGGTCATTCCCTGTTCCCATGATTCAAGAAGCCCGGGGGCGTTATCTAAAAAAGCCTCAAAATCATCGAGTACATTATCATCACCCGTCACCGGATCGAAGCTTTCCTTCATAGCTTCGCCAAGCTGCTCAAACTCCTCGGAGAATATTTGATTAAAAAGCATCTGGCTAACGATGTCGTTAAGGCCTTGCGTAACGCTGTTTTTAAAAGCATCAAAACTGGAGGTTCCAGCCTCCCATGCATCCTTCAAAGCGGTGTGTAAATCACTCGCAATATTGCCAGCCATGCTTTGAATAGCAGCGTCTATCTTTTCGCGGGCTTCATTAATCTGAGATTGGTATTCAACCAAATCTTCAAGCGTGCTCTCGGTTTCATCCTTGAGGTTCTCCATATTCAGAATCGTTTCTGCAAGCTCGCTGTTAAACTCGCCGCTGGCCGTAATTAAATCAGGGTATTCATCAAGAAGGTTTCCAAACACTGCCTCGCTTCCAATTGTGATGCCGAGGAACTTTTTTTTCTTGGTGCCGGTCTGCACCTCCAGCTCGTTGAGGGTATCCTCAAGCATTTGAGTAATGTTATTGCCAGTACCAGTTCCTATGCTGGTAAACCCGCTCATCATATCACCTACCCAATCCTTACCTAATGCGGTGAGAAAATTCACCTGCGCCTTCTCCATCGCTTCATAAGCAGCTTTGATTTGCGCTACATAATCGGTGATGAAAATGCCGCTATCTGCCTGGGTGCGTATCTGTTCATTTATCAAGGCATTGTATTCGCGCTGCATGTCCATAAGGCTATAGAGCCACTCCCGTTCGGCCTCGCGGGCTTTTTTGGCTCCATTGGCCACGGTGTCGTAAATCTGGGCAATCCCTGCAAGAACATCTTTCACTCCGTTCATATCTCCTGATATCACTTTGGCAATGCCCTGCCCTAAGTTCACAAGCCCTTCTGTCAAATTCATCACGGCGTCCACCTCTTCATCACCAAAAGCGGCAGCAAACACACTTTCAAAAGCTTTCACCATGCTAATGCTTTCATCCATTGCCAGGCTGAACTTGTCAACGGTGCGCGTTATCTCTTCACTATCGCCGCTGGCGATGGCATCAATCATTTCATCAAACGAATCAGCCAAGGCTTTAAAGGGGTTCTTTTGAATGCTCAGTTGCTCCAAGTCTTTATATTTGTCCTGTAGCTTACTGAACTCATCTACGGTCATACGCACCTTGCGCTTCACCACCTCGCCATACTCGTTCATGCTTTCAATATCCACAAGCATAAATGTCCGGTCTCCCTGCGTTTCGGTTTCGGCACTATCGAGCACCTGGCTGGTTTGGCGCATCAGGCGTTGAATGGCATCTGCGCTAAGCTTTTCAAAATCGCTGAATATGGTTTTCAAATATGTGTCATTTTGATTTTTCAGCTCCATCACTGCGGCACTGTACTCTGCATTGAGGTTTTCGAGCGCTGCTTTTGCCTCTTCGGTTCCTGCCTGTTCCAGCAATTTACGTTTCTCCTGGTAGTCTTTAGTCAGGCTCATCATTTTGGTGGTGTAATCGCTATACTTTTTTTGGAGGCTATTGAGCTGCTCTTTGTACTGCTCATCAGTAGCATCCAGCTCCACTTCCACCATAACTTTCTGCTTATAGCCCTGCTCATTGGTATCATCAATGGCCTTGAGCTTAGC